ACGAGTATGGCACAACAATATCAATGAAGGGTTTGACACTACACAAGCAGGGTTGGATTACGAATATCCTACCTTGATTGACATACGGTGGAACAGTACCTGTAACCTAAGTTGTAACTACTGTGGACCTGCAGACAGTTCCAAGTGGGCTGCCCTTAAAAAAATACCTGTTAGTTCCAACACAAGAAAATACTACACCGATGTTTGTGACTTTATAGAACAACACAATGACCATATTAAAGAAGTGGCCTTGATCGGTGGGGAACCATTATTGTTGCCTGAAAACGAACGTTTGTTGGACGTGATACCCAAGGATTGTATTGTAACAATTATAACCAATCTTAATAATCCGTTAGAAAACAATCGAATCTTTAAAAAATTAATACAGCGCGAACGTGTAGGATGGAGCATAAGTTTTGACAACATTGGTGATAGATTTGAATATGTCAGATACGGAGCCAATTGGGCACTACAACAACACAATCTTGACCTAGTACAAGACTTGATGCGTAACCATGGACACTGGGGCGGCATACATGCAGTGTACAATTTGTACAATGCCACCAGGTTGGTTGAGTTCAAACAGTTTGCCACAGACTGTGGACTGTCAATCAAATGGCAAGCCCTGGGTGGACCACGCCCGTTGGATCCACATGTGTATGGAAAAGAAATTGCTGCTTTGGCCGCAGAAGAAATTCAACGAGTATTTGATACCTGCTCAGTTGATGCAGAAGAACAACTACTGTTCACTACAGCACTTGAGCACTACCAATCACGCATACAGGATAATCCCAATATGCTAAAGGAACTGAAAAAATTTGTTGAAGGAATTGAACAGTACCATCCGGATCAGCAAGGAAGATTTGCAGAATTATGGCCAGAAATAAGTAAAGTACTATGAGCAAAGACGAATCAACCTTAGTTAAAGCACCGTATCGCCGGCAACACTGGACCGACGAGCAACTGTCAGAATTTATGAAATGCGCCGACCCTGTCTCGGGTCCGCAGTACTTCCTGGACAACTTCTTTTACATACAGCATCCTACCAAAGGCAAACTGCTGTATCATCCGTTTGAGTATCAAAAACGCCTGATAGACACTTACCATAACTATCGCTACTCGATCTCCATGATGCCGCGACAAACTGGTAAGAGTACCAGTGCTGCCGGCTATTTGTTATGGGTGGCCATGTTCCGTCCCGACTCAACCATACTGATTGCTGCACACAAGTACACCGGCTCACAGGAGATCATGCAACGTATTCGCTATGCCTATGAGCTGTGCCCAGACCATATACGTGCTGGAGTTACCAGTTACAACAAAGGTAACTTGGACTTTGAAAACGGTAGTAGAATAGTTTCAACCACAACAACAGAAAATACCGGTCGTGGTATGAGTATATCTTTGCTGTATTGTGACGAGTTTGCATTTGTTCGACCCACTATTGCCAAAGAATTCTGGACTTCTATTAGTCCTACCTTGGCCACTGGTGGTAAGGCAATTATTACTAGTACTCCAAACTCAGATGAAGATCAGTTTGCCCTGTTATGGAAAGGTGCTCTCAAATGCGAGGACAGCTATGGCAATCCTACCGAGTTAGGCATCAATGGCTTTAGAGCATATCGTAGTTATTGGAATGAACATCCAGACCGTGACGAAAAATGGGCTGCAGAACAACGAGCCCAATTAGGCGATGATCGTTTTCGTCGTGAGATGGGTTGCGAATTTATTATCAACGACGAAACACTTATTGCTCCAGCCAAACTGATAGAACTGCAAGGGCACGAGCCCATGTACAAAACTGGCCAAGTGCGTTGGTATCAACATCCTAAAGCTGATAGAATTTATGTGGTATCCTTAGACCCTAGTTTAGGCACTGGCGGCGATCCAGCTGCTATACAAATTTTTGAAGCCAACACTACAGAACAAATCGGCGAGTGGCGTCATAATCGAACACCTATACCCGAACAAATTCGTATACTGGCTGATATTTGTCGGCACATAAATGAAAAAACCAATTCGCCAGAAAACATATACTACAGTATTGAAAACAACACCATTGGTGAAGCCGCCCTGATCAGCATAGCTGAATACGGAGAAGAAAATATTCCTGGATATTTCCTCAGCGAGCCCGGTGGCGGTGGAAACCGTAGATATCGCAAAGGATTCAACACTGCTCCAAAAAGCAAACTTGCTGCCTGTAACAAACTTAAAACTTTGATTGAGAATGGACGCATGAAAATACGCAGTAGCAGTCTAGTCAGTGAGCTTAAAACTTTTGTAGCCCATGGTGTAGGATTTGCGGCCAAGCCCGGAGAAACTGACGATTTAGTAATGAGTACAGTTTTAGCTGTGCGTATGATGCAACAGCTACAGTCATTTTCTTTGGAAATGGACAATCAAATGCGGGATCACGGTGATGTTGTACAACCGCCCATGCCATTCATTAGCACCAGATATTAACTAAATACATTACTATGGCACAGCAAACACCCGCACGACAACTTTATGACTTGTTAGTCAGTAGAGATTTTGACCCAGAAATGCTAGACAGTTCTGGCAAACCAGCACCAGATCCTGCAGAAGCAGAGATATTCAGTTTTGACTTCCGTGCCGAAAGTGGCAAAGACTACGGCACAGTGGTAATCATGCTGAGTGACAATAATGAACTAGATGTATATTGTGCTGACAATGTGGGCAAAAGCATGGAGGGTGCCGACAAGAACAATTGGTTTGCTTTCTTAGAACAACTTAAAAACTTTGCGGTGCGTAATTTTTACAGTTTTGGAATTAAAAATCTCAATCGACTGCGTTACAGTATGCAAGGACAAGCCGCTATCAAAGAAGGCCTGTTTGAAAGTTGGACTGGAAATCGAACCACTAGCTGGAACGGTGTCGCAACAGAAGCACGGTTAATGATCCGTCACAAGAAAACAATCGGCGAAGGCGATGCTCGTTTCCGCTACATTGAAAATTTGTTTATTGAGACTGCAGACAGTGAACGTTACAAATTACCATTTACTAGCTTGACTGCCGGTCGTGCTATGTTAGAGCATGTGCGTCAAGGCGGTCGTCCATATGATGCACGTGGTAACCATATTGCAGAAATAGTAACAGAATTAAATGTGTTGAGTCGTTTCCGTAGAGCTAATCAAGGACAAATCTTTGAAGGCGACACACAACAGCTGGTAGAACAAGTTCAAGAGTATCAAGCAAACTTACAACGTAATCTTAAAGGACTTGGTACTAAGACTGGATATGCCACATATTTTGAATCATGGAGTCCTGCAGAAATCTCAGAACAGGATGTAGTAATCGAAAGTTTAAAAAGTCTTTTTGTCAAGCAAAGCATTGACACAAGAATTGAGTCAGCACTTCCCCTGCTGGCTAAAATACAACAACAAGGAACAGCAATGAAAGAAGCCAACATATTTGAAGCCTGGGCAGAACGCCTAACAGAAGGAACATGGCAAACGCCAGACACACCAGAGAAACAAGCTGAATTGGTTGAACTCTTGAGTACAGATCTGCCAGTGGGTGCTGATGCTACTAATGTTACAGAACAATTGTACAATTTGATTGGTGACGATAAACTGTTTGATCAGTTAGAAGAACTAGCCGAACGTGACGCCAATGCTGATGCACGTCAAGTGATCCTTGATCGTATGCAAGAACTAAGTGATGATCCAGATGTACGTAAGGTCATTGAACAGTTGAATATTGACGCTACTGCTGAAATGAATCCAGCCGAGCCAACTAACCCTGCTGATCTTGAGCCAATGAATGAAAGTGTATTAACTGATGATACCGGTTCAAAACTGCAACATATCATGGATACATTTAAACGTGATGTTCGAGACTTTGAAGAAACTGACGAATTAAGTGACGACCTATATAATGCATTGTACGACTACTACGATGACGATATGCCATACGGTGTTAAAAAAGCTCGTTCCGGTGATCCGCACGAATGGGTAGCTGATCGTTTCGCTAAAGATTTAGGGCATCCTGGTGCTGGCATGAATAGTCCTAGCGATCCAGAAGAAGACTACAGTTTAGAACGTGAAAGTGTTATGCACGGCGACTATGCCGAAGAAAAGAGTAGAATCCGCGAACTTGCTGGCATGGCCCCCGAAATGACCGACGAAGGCCAAATGAAAAACATTGATATCATGCGTCAAGATTGCAAGGTTATGAATGACGTACAATTTATCAAAGCACACGGCATGACCAAAAGCGAATTCCAAAACAAATACAAAGATTTGTTAAAAGATGATGCTAATCCTGGTGTAACACCCGAAGACCTAGATGGCGTACCAGCTGAACCTACCGAACCAACCAACCGTGCTCCGTTGGTACCAGGCGGCCAAGACAATGATTTAGAATTCAACGAAGAGGCCGCATGCAACATGACCGAAGCTGGTGAAAACTGTGCGGTACACGGCATGGAAGAGTGCTGGGGTGCCGATTCCAGTCCGTTAGCTGGACAATACGGACATAGCGGTAAAATGAAACCAGTTAGTAAAGATTTGAGCTTTTTGGATAGACTCAAAGAACTCTCCGGAATGAAGAAGTAATTCTACATTCTGAACAACCGCGTCATAAATATACTTGACGCTAAGAAATAAAGCGTGTACACTACACAAGTGAATACGCTTTTTTCTTTAGTATCACAGGCAACGTAATCTAAAATTTAGATAGGCAACAACCATAAACAATTTGAAAGGCAACTTATTATGGCATCATTAGCAGAAATCCGTGCGAGACTCGCACAATCAGAAGGTAAACAACAAGGCGGCAACTCCACAGGTGGTGATAATGCAATTTATCCACACTGGAATATGGAAGAAGGCGGAGCCGCAACACTCAGATTCCTCCCAGACGGTAACTCAAAGAACACATTCTTTTGGCAAGAACGTGCTATGATCCGTTTACCATTTAACGGCGTCAAAGGTGAGATGGAATCAAAACAAGTATATGTTCAGGTTCCTTGCGTAGAAATGTGGCAAGAGACTTGCCCAGTGTTGACAGAAGTTCGCACTTGGTTCAAGGACAAGAGTCTAGAAGAAATGGGTCGTAAGTATTGGAAAAAGCGTAGTTATATTTTCCAAGGCTTTGTTCGTGAGAATCCTCTTGCCGATGACAAGGCTCCAGCTAACCCAATTCGTCGTTTTATTATTGGTCCTCAGATCTTTACAACTATCAAGTCCGCATTGATGGATCCAGAGTTGGAAGAATTGCCAACAGACTTGATGCGTGGCTTGGACTTCCGTATCACTAAAGGTAGTAAAGGCGGCTTTGCTGACTACTCAGGATCAAAGTGGGCACGTAAAGAAACAGCACTCACAGAAGCTGAACAAGCAGCCATTGCTGAACACGGATTGTTTGATCTTTCAACATTCTTACCAAAGAAACCAACTGACGTTGAGTTGAAAGTAATCAAAGAAATGTTTGAAGCGTCAGTTGATGGTCAAAGCTATGACACAGAACGTTGGGGTCAGTATTTCCGCCCAGCAGGTGTTAATGCTCCAGCAGGTGGATCAGCACCAGTAACCGAAAGTGCTCCTGCACAAACCAGTGGGTTTGCGGCAACAGGAACTACTACATCAACAACATCAAGTGACTTTGACGATGAAGAGCCACCAGTGGCAACGGCTCCTGTAGCGGCTGCACCAGCAACTCAAAAAGCCGAAGACATCTTGGCAATGATTAGGGCCCGTCAAAAAGCCTAATTAATGTTGTCGTATTTAGATCGCATTTTGTTTCCAGACCGCTGTGAGGTAATAGAAGTCATACCCTCACAGCGGTATGTCTATGTTATTTTTAAAAATGGACATAGTAGTTTTAATAATTTTAAAATAATAAATCCTCGTCAAATTTTCATTAATCAACAGATTCAAAAACTAAACAATATTGACGTTATTATACGAAACCCAGAAGATAGATTACCTTCAGGAATTAATACATTTATACATCATACTCTTAGAGACAATCCTGACCTTGATCCGTTCACAGTAGAATGGTTTGCTTTAAATTATTTGTCTTTAAATCGTCATTACACTTCACAATTTTCGTGGTTGTTAAATTTGGCAAGATATTTAGATATCAACACAAAATTAAACTTTTTACCAATGGATGCCATTAGTGAAATAACCGGACTTAATAAAAAACCAGTAGGAGTTTCTCCGGTATCTGCAGAATTAATAGAAAAAATTTCACTAATAAAAAACAATGAAATGTATCACCGAATAGACACAGTTATATTTGATTGCATTGGACAGACTATGACATTTGCCCAATTATTGCAACATATTAAAACAACCGACCCGGCCGCATACGCATATGTAATCGGATATGCACAACAAATTTTAAATCCAACTTATGCATTGTCCTAGACTAGATCATTTTGTACGTTTTAACCCTAACGGAACTGTAAGTCGTTGTGGACATATGGTCAACGCACCACAATTCGATACATTGGCTGATATGGAATCAAGTATGTGGTTGGCAAAAACAAAAGAAAAAATGTCTCGTAACGAATGGCCTAGTGAATGCGTTCGTTGCCAAGAAACAGAACCCAACAGTATAAGAGTCTACGCTACAGAATTGGACAATAAAACTCAACAACAAAATTATCTACAAGTAGGTGGTGTATTAGATAACCTATGTAATGCGGCCTGTCAAACATGTAATGAAAATTTAAGCAGTAGGATAGGCAGTCTAACAGGTCCTGGGTTTCCTATTGTCAACAATCTTGAACAGTTTTGGCAACTACCACAAGATCGTATTGTTCATTTAGATATCAATGGCGGAGAACCTGGCTACAGTAAAAACTACAAGAAAATTTTAGCCAACCTACCACCAAATTTAAAAACCCTTAGGCTCAACACAAATTGTAGTACTGTGTTAACCGAGCTGGCAGAGATTGCTACACGTGGCATAGAAGTTACAGTTACAGTTAGTTGTGACGGCATCGGCCCAGTACATGATTTTGTACGTTGGCCAATTCCGTGGCAAGAGTTTTATCGTAATCTCATGTCATATAAAACTATGCCGGTTAAACTTAATTTATGGACCACAGTTAGTGTATTAAACGTAGATGATCTTTCAAATATTCAAAAGTTTGCTCAAGAGCACAGCATTGATCACAGTTATGCTTATTTAAAACAGCCGTATGAATTGAGTGTAGATAACACCGACCTGGTCGCTCGTCAAACATATATAAGCAAACAGAAACAATTGAGGGGTATTGAGTGAAAATAGCAATTACTGGACACACCGCTGGCATTGGCCAAGCCCTGGCCAATGAATACACACTTGACGGACATGAAATTATAGGACTTAGTCGCCGCAACGGCAATAACATACGCAACACGCCTAAAATTTGTGATCAAATTGAACCTTGTGATGTGTTTGTTAATAATGCTCAAGCCGGGTACGCACAAACTGAATTGTTATTTGAAATGGCTCAGCGGTGGCAAGGTACTAAAAAACACATTATTGTTGTTAGTACCATGATGACGCAAGATCCTATTAGTGTGTTGCCAGGATTAGATATGCTATCTTATCATCAACAAAAAGTTACCTTAGAGGAAATGGTCAAACAACTACGCCATCAACGCCTTGGCATATCTATTACTATTGTCAGGCCTGGATACATTGCCACACAACCAGGACAAACTGTACCACCTGCTGCAGATGTCAACAACTGGGCCAGAACGTTATTGGATTTATTTGACATGGCTAAACATAATAATCTGTCAGTTCCAGACATAT